GCCTCCCGGTGGGTGAAGCAAATAGACCGCTTTCCGGTCGGGTTCACCGTCCGAGAGCGGTAGCCCTTGAGCGGTGAGAAACATGTCACAAACGGATGCCCCCTCGCATCGGGTGGGCAAAATTGAGGGACTGGGTACGAGAACCGGACTTGCGGAACATCCGCTTACTCCGGCCCTTACTGAGCTTCATCCTGCGCATGGGACCTCCTTTGGAGGGTGGGCTGTCAGTGGGAACAGTTACATCAAGAAGGTAACTGTTCCCGGGAGCTGGCGCAATAGTCAAAAGGTGACAATCGTCACCGACTTCGCTGAAATGTATTGACAAGACGCGGGTCTTGTACTATCATTAAGGCTCCAACGTAGGAGCAAAAGCATGAATATGGAGCATCTGCAAGCAGCAATTAAGTGCCACGAGGTCGCCTCGGTGGCAATAGTGGAGCAAGACCCGCTGCAATGGGAGGTGTGGGCATACCCACACGAGGGATCACGGCTGGAGTTTGAACTCAGCCGGTACGGCAGCGTGTTGAAGACAGCCCGCGGTGAGACGCGGCTGTTCAAGAAGGCAGAGTATGCAGTGAGCTATTTACTGAACCTGGGGTTCAGTGGAGAAGTAAGGATCGAGCCCTGGAAGGGCTGAGGCTGATGGACAACATGGGGACAGCATGCCTGCGACCACAAGGGTCGCATGCTGCCCCCAAGTTGCCCACAGCGTGAAAAGTGAGAGTGAAAGACGCGCGCGCGCGAGAGCCGCACGCACGAAGAAAGAAGAACAAGAAACACCGAAAAAGGTTGGGGGAATTAGAAGAACCGAATACAAAAAGGAACGGGACGTTCCCGTCCCGTCCAAAAGGCCATGACGCTCCGGCCTACCCTTCAGGCTCCTCCGGTACAGGCACAGGCGCCGGCTCCGCCGGCTTAACGGGCGTCCGCCCGAGACCCATAGACTGCAACGCTGCCGAATTGTCTGGATTGTTGGCGAAGTCGAGAAACGCGCCAGGATCATTAGCGAACTGAGCGCGAACGTTCGACGGCAAAGCCGCGAACATCTCCGTGGCCGACGCCACGATATTCATCGCCTCGTGAAAGTCGATTGGCTCGAACTCGCCATACTGGCCCTCGTAGCGGGCCTGATGCGCGATCACGCCGGTTTTCTGGAACCGGTTGACGATGAAATTAATGTCCGTCTCACCGGCCATTGATTGCTTGGTACGCGACGGCAAAGCCGACGAATACTGAACACGCTCCTGCGTGGAACGATCATAGGGAAGTCTAAAGCTCATCGGATGAAGTCCTCTGGTTTGAAGCCGCCACGGCGGCCGAAGCCTTTAAGGATCTTGGGCAACACGCCCAAAATACCAACAGATGCTGAAATGTCCTTTGCGGACGAAAACACGGGGCGAAGAACCTCAGCGGCTGCGCCCATGTCGCCCAGGTTACCCCAGGCCGACGAGAGCTTCGCCTTCCGGTTGTACTCCAGCTTCAATTGCTTGAGTTGCTCACGCTCATGCTCGGTAGAAACACCGCGCTTGCTGATCTCCGACTCTATGTTACGGATCTGCGCTCGAATGTGCTTCTGCTCATCGAACACGCGACCAGTCTGGGCCTGCTCGAGGCCCTGACGAACGACAGACAACGCCGTGTTGGCTTGGATCTCCTGAGTACGCGCAGCCGTCTCGGCCACCTGAGCGGCCTTTAACTTCGCCTCCTCGTCAATCACCTTCCCTTGCTTCTCAATGTTGCCCGTCGTCGCTTCAATCTGGTTAACCTCGGGCCGAAGCCGGTAAGCCTGCATCCCGGTCCCTATTGCACGTCCGATGGTATTTTCGAACTCCGCTCTGACACCAGAAGCCCGGGAGCCGGACGCAGTTGGGGATCCGGGCATCGAACCCGCTGGGCTTGGACTCGACGGCGTCGATGCACCACCACCACGCGTAAGGGCGAGTATTGGATTAAGACCCGCACGACGCAGGTCTGCCGTCTGCCGCTGATAAGCGGAGTTTGACATACGCTGCTCCCACGCTCGCGAGACAGTAGCTTGGCGACCCTGGAAACGACGCTGTATATCAGCCTGCCGGCCTCCGAAATCGCGCCCCAAGGCAGCTTGCTCAGCTTGGAAAATACGGTCACGTTCCGCTTCCTCACGATTAAAAGCCATCACCTCCCGAGAGCTGGCCAAGTTCGCGGAATTAGCACGTTCACCGCCAAACAAATCGAAGCCCCCTCCAATGATGGGGCCCCAATTACCTGTGACGGCATCACCGATGCCGCCTACCAAATCATCGAACCAGCCCATCAGAAGTGATCAATCAGGCCCGGCACGCCATAAATCGGCATCGGCCTCGCGCAGCGCATCTGAAAATACGCATCAAAAAGGAAGTGTGGCTCAGCAGGTGTAGCAATCACGCGATCAATAGGCGGGTTGTCCTCAATGAAATCCGAATTCAAAGCAGGCAGCGCCGAAAACTCCTGGGAAAGATGCCACGCGTCCAGCGGCGTCGTGCAATTAGACCGGAACTGGCCAGTGATCACCGACGGCTTGTAGCGGTACTCCGCATAACGCTCTTGATAACCAAACGCCTCATCATCAGCCGTGCCACCGGCCGTCCCTTGACAGTAAATCTCCTTATTGAGAATTGTCTGCTCACCAATGTTCGCCAAAGCAGGCCAGTAGAACTCAAGCATCGTCGACCGCGACCACATCCGATTCAGACCCTGCTGGTAAGTCAAGTCGGCGCGAACGTTAACCAGTCCAATCAACAGGCAATGCTCCGTGAAAGACTTCGAGAACCCATGTCCGCTGACCGCTACGGTGCCCATAGCACCGAGAGTACCCAAGGGGCTCGTCGCATCCGTGCTCGACGTCTGCGCAATAGGAGACACGTTAACGGCGGAAGAACCACCGCCGAGATACTCCGGACGCTGAAGGCGGGCATCGGGCGACGTCACACCAAAATGCGCCTTGATTTTCTCGATATATCGAGTACCACCTCGCGCGTCACGCTCAAGAAGCCTCTGAATAGCGAACGCCTGCCTAAGCTGGTTGATAGTAGCCGCAGTTGCGTCCGAAAGATCCGCTTGAAGCCCCGACTCATTACCAAACGACAACGCTTGCGCAGAGGGATTCGTGTTCGACGCCGACAGACCAACCGCCGTAGACGAACCAACGTGCCGAAAACCCATATTCAGCTGGGACGTAGTGAGATTATCCAACTTGATGGGCTCCGAATTCGTCACCACCGGTGCGACCGTACCCAAAGGCAGCTGCACCGAATCCCCCTTCTGGGGCCAAGGCAACGCGCTCGTGAAATAATCGTGCCGCTTCCCACGGCGAAAAAGCGTGTACTCGCTCGGCAGGTCAGGCCCGTCGTCCTTCGGGATCACCGGCGAGTCTTGAAGGTTTTGGTCCCGAAACCATTCCTTGTAAATCAGCGCATACGCGCGGTGCCACAGCGCCGAATGACTAAAACCCGGCACCTTGGTGGGAAGCCCGAAATAATCGTGAATCGACTGCTCACCGTACCCGGTGCCCGCCGTAGCGACCATCTGGGGGATCAAGAAATCCGTCGAATCACCTGGATCCTCCTGCTCCCCGCAGAACTTCTGCCAGTTCTCCCACACCAGCCGGTTTGGCACGGCGAAGAAAAACGAATCCAAACGCATATTATCCATGATCGGAAACAGCGGCGTAGCGAGCCGCGCAAACGCATGCATACGGACGTTGTAGGTATCACCCGGCAGCGCCTCATCAACAAAAACCGGGACCAGCCACCCGGCGTCAAACGTCGTCTTGAGCCCATGAGAGCGGTCAAAACTAGACCGCGGGATCTGAACGCCAGGAACACGTGAAAACTGATGCGTCATTACTGACCGCATGACTAAACCTCCTCGTTGATAGTGACCAAGTTGGCCACGTTAACCAGAAAATCGACAGCGCTGGAAATCTCCCCGCTGCCGTCGTCAAACCGGCCGAGCCGGAAAACATCAAAATCGCCGGGGTAGGCCCTGAACATTGAGCCCTCGCCCATGCTCGACATCACCGTGCGCAACGCGGCGCCGTCCGTCAAAGCGAAAAAGGGCTGCATGTACGCCGCCGTCTTACGGTCGAAAATGGAATAAATCTGCATCATCAGAGTGTCCTCTTTAGTAGTTTGGCTTTCGCCTTTTGGATAGTCTCCCGCACGGCTAAACGCTCGGCGGTATTGTTAGCTGCCCATTTACGAGCAGCCTCAATTCTGGCGGCCTTAATGGCCTTCAACGCTTCGGAATCTTCGCCTTCAAGCAGGCGATCATAGAACTTAGGCGGCTGCACTTCCCGCTCATTAACGATTACCGAATCGTCGCGGTACGTCTCCGCTCCAAACTTGTCATACCAGCCCTTCCCTATACCTGGGCGGCGCGACATAGTGACGTACTCGGGGCGGATCTGATGGATCTCGCCGGTGATGCTGTTGCAGCTCAAGTAGTGGTCTATAGCCTTCGGTCCGGTGATCTTCTTGGTCGCGTACCGCGCCACATAGGCGGCCGAGGCAAAGGTCACATCGCCCACCGTTACGAATCCGAACTTCCACATGCGCTCCAAATAGGGCGAGATGTAGAGCTTCTCGCCCGAAGGGCCATTGCTGTAATGGATAAGGTCCTCCGGGCACCAGCCGAAGAACAGCGCGTGGTAATGAGGTCTTTTCGACTCATCGCCATATTCGCCGCAGTGGAAATAGCGAAACTCATGGAAGTGCCTCAGACGCTTTACCAAATTGACGAAATGATGTGGGTGAACGCCACCGTCATCAGGCAGATGGTC